TTCATGGTGTTTACCTCTCTTTTTTAGAACCATTTTCGTTGCATTTGTATGGCATGGTTTGCATCTTCCTTTCTTCTCCCTACCTTATTATATCACTTGTCAATACTTTTTTCAATGATTTTGCTGTTTTGTAATAAAATTGTAACCTTCTCTTACAACCCGGTTTTGCTCCTTTGTTTTGAAAGGCGCTTTAGCGCCCTGCCGTGTGTAGCGCAAGCGGAACTCGGCTGATCCATTCCTTTTTAGCGCTGTGTGCGTTTTCCACACTTTCAACATTTTCAACAGGTTTTCCACAAAATGTTGCACAAAGGTTTTCGTCATTTTGACGAACTTTCAACAATTCAACAAGTTTTCAACGAAACTTTCAACAGTGTTTTTCGCTTTTTATTTACGCTTTAGCGTTAAATTTTAGTACTTTTCAACTTTTCCACTATCTCTACTACTACTCCTACAACAAGTTATATAATATACGGCGCGTGCGCGCGTGCGCGCTTCGCGCGCGTGCGCACGCGCGATAAAATATATTTACTTGATAGACTGAATAGATTGATACATGGAGTCCTTAAATGACAATAGCCCAGTACCTTACTTGATAGGTACTGGGCTAGGTGACACCATGACACTGTTATAGTGTCCCTCTCTTCTTCATCTGCTTCTTTATCACTCTCTCTTTTGTCTTACATTGTTCTGCATAGTCTGTGTTTTCGTACTTTAGTCGGTTTTCTGCAATTGCTGCTGCTTGTCTGTTTTGTTTAATTCTCCATAATCTTTGTGGGTTTTCTGCTTCCATCATTTTTTCATAATAACGTGGAATTTGTGCGTGTTTGCCGTTTGTGCATTGGATGTAGCCTTGTCTCCAGATTTCTTCTTTGTGTTCTTGGTAATAGTTATCTCCTAAGCCCGGCTTTAGGCTCATACATGCAAAAGGTTTCTGCTGTCCTAGTTCATAGTATGCATTTGCTTTCTGACCGTCTATTTCATACATTTTTTTGGTGACGTATCCTGCAACATATCTATAGGTTTGCGGTGCTGCTTGTGCTATCTGTATTTGACCCATACCCCACAGGTTTTCTAACCATTTACTTGTAAAATATCCGTTGTGCTGTATTTTGTATAGGTGCTCTAGGTCTGTTGGTTGCCATCCATACAGTATCATATGGTAATGCGGTCTTGCCGTCTGTTCTCCGTATTCTCCTGCTACAAAATAGCGTAATTTGCCCCTATAAGCTTTTCTGAGACGTTTTAAGAACTTTTGAACATCAGTATACAGCAAAGTTTGGACGCTTTCAGGGCGCTTCTCTCCCGGTTTCCAGACGTATTGCACTTTTCGCATGATTTCGCCTGTGTTTACTATCATGCCCGGTATATGATCATCGTTATATGTTAATGTGATAAACCAAACTTCTTCTTTTGGATAATCTCGTGCTTCTAATTCTATTCGTGTTGTCCAGTCCTCTCTTTGTCTGATTCTGCATCCGATACACTGCCCGCATGGTATCAGCATGATATCTTTTCTGTACATCAAATCTTCATATTTGAGCTGTTTTCCCGATATTTCAGAAAAGCGGGCAAGTGAATACACCCGCCCGCTTATGTCTTTGTTTTCCGGGTTGTACAGCCTTATTAATGGCTTGTAACAACTCATTTAAGATAATCACCCGGCTTTCGTTTTTCTCCGTATGCTCCAGTTTTGTCTTGCGGTTTTATGTTTCTGCTCTGTTCTGCGCCTTTGCCTTTTCCTGTCTTTGCTGTTGCATCCGTAATGGCTTTGCTTGTGTCGTTTCCAACTTCTGTAAGCGCTTTTTGCAGTCCGTATGGCGTCATGTGCGTTGTGCTGAGCATTTGTTGCCAGCTTTGTGCAGCATTGTACCAGTCACTTTGGCTCCAACTTGAGCTTGAGTATGCATTCGGTACAAATCCGCCGCTTCGACTTACTCCAAGCGCGCTGCTGCTTGCAAGTCCCATACTTGCCCCGCTGATTGTTCCTGCACTTCCTCCCGGTGTGCTTGCGCCGCCGTTTGAGAATGCTAAGATAGGGTTAAGCCCCGCTTTTCGCATATCTTCAACTGCTCGTTGGTAACTTGTATTGCTCATGTGCTCTTGCCATTCTCGGTTCGCAAGTGCTTCTGCGCTGTTGTAGTTCATTGCTACGCTGTTTTCAATGTGATTGTATACGCCTTGCATGATTGCTTGTAAGGTGTTGTAACCCATCTGTTTAAGCATGCTTTGACTGTTGTATTTGCCTTGCATGGCTGCTTCTTGCCCTTGGTATGCGTATGCCTGTTTTAGCCAGTCGTTAACCTGTTTCACGTTTGTGCCGGCTTGACTTCCGCTTTCGGAATGTCCGCCGCCTTGGCTTATGCTCCCGCCTTGGCTTTGGCTGTTGCCTTCTTGCCCGTATCCACCAAAAGCTCCAGCAATGTTTTTTGCTGCTCCGGCGAATGTTCCGATCGTATTCGCCACGTTTCCCGCTACGTTTAGTGCTGTTAAGAATCCTGATAATCCTGCCATTTAAAAATAGCCCGGATTTCTCCGGGCTTCCTCCTTTCTTACAGTTTGTACAAGCCCGGTACACTGTACAGCGGCATCCGTCTTGTGGTTTTGTTTGCTACGCGGATTGCGCCGAAAAATTGCGGCTCGTTCTGTACGATTAACGTTCGTGCGATTTCTTCTTTTCCTTCTGCCATCCATTCCTGTGACAGTGTTGGCACGGCCGTATAGTTGTCGGCGTAGTGCCAAAAATCCAGACTTTCGCTTGCATTGCTTCGCATTTTTCCAGATACCCGGTTCGGTTTCATTCGGTAGTCCGCCCATGCTTCTTGATAGCCGAATGTTTCTTCATCGCTTCCCGTACCGGTGAGCATGATTTCTTTCTTTTTCACCGGTTGTTCGCCCAGATTTGCGAACTGAGGTACATAGTAGTCCAGTCTGTCCGTTCTGCTCCAGAAACGTTCCAAGCCTTGCTGGTAACTGTGATTGTGTCTTACGCAACATACTCCAATTACAAAGCCGTGTTCTTCAAAAGATTTTGTAAAAGAGTTTTCGTTGATTGGCGTTACTGACATTGCACCGGTTTCACCAATTGGTGTGTCATTGCTTGTCTGTTGTCCACTTGTCTGTACAATCTGGTTGATATTGACGTGGTATCTGCCTCCGCCAAGGTATTCCGGGATTTGCACCGTTTTATCCGAGATAACTACATCCCACAGCGCTTGTACCTGTTCGCGGTATCGGCTGCCACCTCGTGCAAGCGCTTCGTAGTACTGCTGTACCGCTACGGCTTTACGTAAGTCGTTGATGGTTGCCGCCGATACACTGCTAAGGTCTGCTCCTAGGTATACTACGCTATGTTCACTGCCTGTTCCGTTTCCTATGTTTAAGTATGCTGATCCTGTGCTCCCATCTTCTGCGATTGCATACAGTTTGTCTTTGATGTTGCCCGGGTTCGTGCTTCCGTCATGAAAGCTGTTTACATATAGGGGTGCTCTTGTGTTAAATTTATCACTTGTGTATCCGGTTATTCTTGCATTTCCTTCCATTGGCAGCGTCACTGCTGGCCCACGCTGAGGATACGGTAAGCAGCTGGTGAAGTAGTCGTGGAACTTGTTTACCGGAAGGCATCGTCCTCCTGTTGTTGCTCCTTGTAAGATTTTTTCGATGTTTTCTTCATCGTTTTCGTCAAAGTACCATATGTCTCTATCATCTTTGTATTCTACTGCTGCATTGCCTACGTTTTCGTCTCTGAAAAACTCGTTCCAAATCATTGTATATGCTCTGACGGGTAGTGCATTGATTTCTATTGGCCCTTCGATTTTTGTTGGCACTCCCATGTAGTCAAGGATTGATTTTTCAAATGGTTGCGGGACTTCTTTTGACCCGTTGAGTTTAATTTTCGGTACTGCATAGTTTTTTGCTGGTATCCATGGCGTGCTTTCTACTTCTCCCATGAAGTATTTGAAGTTGTCCCACAGAATTCTGTTTTCGATGACTCGTTCATCGACTTCTATTACTTCT